AGCCTGCTCGGCGCGATCGACCCAGCCCGTGCGGCCATGGCCAAGCTCGATACTCAGGTAGAGCAGCTGGGTAAGCATCTCGACGCCGGCCGCATCAGTCAGGACCAGTACAACTCGGCACTGGGCAAGCTGAACGGCAACTACGCATCACTGGAAAAAACCGCCACCGGTTTCGACAAGCTGAAACTCGGCACCCGCCAGGCTCAGGAAAACGTCGTTCAGCTCGGCAATGCGCTGTCCTCGGGCGACTGGGGCAGTGGCGTACGGGCTGTTGCTCAGCTGGGCGCTGGTGCGGGTGCATCGGCTGCTGGCCTGCTTGCCGTTTTGGCGCCAATTGCCTTGGCCACTGCTGCCGTCGGTGGGCTGGCCGTTGCTTACTACAAGGGCAGCAAAGAGCAGGACGCCTATACCAAAGGCCTGGTGCTCACCGGTAACGCCTCTGGCATGACCGCCAGCCAACTTGGCGAAATGGCGCGACAGGTCAGCGCGACCGTCGGCACGACTGGCCAGGCTGCCGAAGTGCTGGCGCTGCTGGCCGGCAACGGGAAAGTCGCTGGCGAGAGCTTCGGCGGCATTGCCCAGGCTGCCGTGTCCATGAACGAAGCGACCGGCAAAGCCATAAAAGAGACGGTTGCTGAGTTCGAAAAGATCGCAGACGAGCCAGTCAAGGCGTCAGCCGCGCTGAATGAGCAATACCACTACCTGACAGCTTCGGTTTATTCGCAGATCGCCGCTCTGGAAGAGCAGGGCGACCATGCCGGCGCCGTGAAGCTGGCAACCGAACAGTACGCGGATGCGATCAACGAGCGCACCCCAAGGATCCTCGAAAACCTGAGCTTCTGGGAGAAGGGTTACAACGCTGTCGCGCGAGCTGCGGACAACCTGAAGAACCTGGGGCGGCCCGATATCGATGCTGACATTGAGCAGGCCCGGTGGAATCTGGAGCAGGCGCAATCGGGCAATGTGGGCGCCTTCCAAAACCAGAAAGAGATGGTTGAGCTCTACAGCAATCAGCTGAACATGTTGGAGGACCAGAAGGCTGCAGCAGCCGACATCGCCAAATACGAAGGCGAGCAGGCCAAGGCTCAGCAAGACGCTGTGTCTGCGATGGGCAAAGTCGATGCCCTGATGAAATCCTCACTGACCAACGAGCAGAAGCGCGCCGAGGCAATCAAGGAGTATAAGAAGCAGCTCGACGACATCCGGAAGACTAGCCCGAACGATGCGCGGCTTGATCCAGCCGCAGTCGCCAAGAACATGGCGAACCTCAACGACAAGTTCAAAGATCCGAAGGGCACAGGAGGCAGCGTCGATCTGACAGGCTTCAACAATGCAAAAAACGTACTCGCCGAAACTCTGGCCTACTACAAAAACGCCGATAAGGAACTCGAGGCATCTCAGCGAGCCGGTGTTATTTCGCAGTCCAGCTACACGGAGCAACGTGTCAGCCTGCTGAAGCAGGAAGCCGTCGAAGTAGCCCAGGGATATGAGGCGGAAATCGCAGCGCTGGAAGCAGCCAAGACCAAAAAGGGAGCGACTGCGGCGCAGATCATCCAGATCGATCAAAAGATCTCGGATGCACGCACTGCGATGGTCAAGGCGCAGCAGGAGACGGACAGCCAACTTTCAATCATTGCAACCAACGAAGACGGTCGCCTGCGCAAGCAGACTCTGGCCGTCAAAACGTATACCGACGCCTTACAGCAACAGGTCGAGACGCTTCGACAGCAAGGGCTGCGTGCGGCTTCTGGCCTAGGCCAGGGGGATCGGCAGCGCGGGCTGACGGATCAGCAGAACGGCATCGACGATCGCTTCAACCAGCAGCGTCTGGAGCTGGCCAACCACTACGGTGATGGCTCTCGGGGCATGAGCCTCGACGAGTACACCCAGAAGCTGGCCGCTCTGAAAGCCACGCAGCAGGATCTGCACGACACCGTTCAATCCAATTACGACAAGATGACCGCCGCCCAAGGCGACTGGAGCGCGGGCGCAACGTCGGCATGGCAGAACTACCTGGAGTCGGCTCGGGATGTCGCCGGGCAGACGAAAAGCCTGTTCACCAATGCGTTCAGTTCGATGGAGGATGCGATCGTCAACTTCGCCATGACAGGCAAGCTGTCGTTCGCAGACTTTACGAAGTCGATCTTGGCGGACATGGCGCGTATCGCTACTCGGCAGGCCAGTTCCGCGCTGCTGGGCAATCTCATCGGCGCAGGTGCGAGTTACTTTGCCGGCGGCGCGGGATCAACTGCGTCAGCAGGATCGACTCAGGCAGGCTACAGCGGCGACCTATCTGGCTTCGCACCTGGCAGCATTCAGGCCGATGGCGGCGCCTGGTCGTCCGGCGTGCAGTTGTTTGCCAATGGTGCGGCCTTCACCAATAGCGTTGTGAGCAAGCCAACAGCCTTTGGCATGGCCGGTGGCGACATCGGTGTCATGGGGGAGGCCGGTGAGGAGGCGATTATGCCTCTGACCCGGACGGCCGGCGGCCAACTTGGCGTGCGAGCTTTGAGCGGTGGCAGCAGCGGATCAACCATCAGCATTAACGCACCGGTCACCGTGGCGATTCCGGATCGCAGCTCTGAAGGGATGCAGCTCGATCAGCAGGCGCTTTCGCAAAACCTCCAGACGCAGATGAAGGCCGCAGCAGAAAGAGCCGTGGCCGAGTCGTGGCGTGCTGGCGGAGTGAGTTTCCGCAACGTTAACGGGAGAGCCTGATGGCGATTGAGACATTCACCTGGCCAACGCAGCACGGCGACGCACCTGAGATAACCTATCGGGTGCGCACCGCGCAGTTCGGTGACGGCTACAAGCAGACGGCTGGCGACGGCCCGAACAACAAAGAGGACTCCTATCCGATCACCTATACCGGTCAAAGAGCCAAGGTGCTTGAGATTATGGCGTTTCTCGACCGGCACGCTGGGTCAAAGGCATTCCTCTGGACCACGCCGCTTGGCCAGCTCGGCCTGTTCACCTGTAAGAATCCCGTACCCACTCCCGTGGGCGGCGGAGTTTTCAAACTCACGGCCACCTTTGACCGTGCATTCCAACCAAGGGGCAACCATGCCGCTGATCAGTGACATCCAGGTCCTCGAACCTGGCAGTGAAGTGCTGCTCTTTGAATTGGACGGTTCGGACTACGGTGCGGACGTGCTGCGCTTCCATGGGCACGCGATTCCGCACACGCCAGCGGAACTGAGCGCCGCCGGCGCCGGTGCCGACCTGCTTCCCGCGAAAGCAATCTGGTGGCAGGGCAACGAGTACGGCGCCTGGCCAATGCAGATCGACGGCATTGAGGCCAACGGCGACGGCACCGCGGTACGCCCAACGCTCTCGGTCGGCAACGTCAACGGGCGCATCACTGCGCTGTGTCTGGCCTTCGACGACCTGCTCGAGTTCAAGTTGACCATGCGTCACACCTTGGGCACGTACCTGGATGCGGTGAACTTCCCGGCAGGCAATCCAACAGCGGACCCAACCCAAGAGACGATCGAGGTCTGGTACATCGACCAGAAGACGAACGAGGACGGGGAGACGGTCAGCTGGGAGTTGGCCAGCCCTGGAGATGTCGGCGGCGAGTCCATCGGCCGGCAAGCCACGACCCTTTGCCACTGGTGCCTCACCGGCGGATACCGAGGACCGAACTGCGGTTACACCGGTGGGTACGTCACGAAGGACGGCGTGCCCACCGACAACCCGGAGCTGGACGAATGCGACGCCACACTCGGCCGGGGTTGTATCCCGCGCTTCGGCGAGGGCAATGCCTACCCGTTCGGTGGATTTCCCGCAGTGAGTTTGATTGCACGGAGCTGAGCATGCGCAAACACATCTTTAGCGCGATCCAGGCGCATGCCGAGCAGTGCTATCCCGCCGAATCGTGCGGCCTGCTGCTGGCCCTGGGCCGGAAGCAGCAGTACTTCCCCTGTAAGAACACCGCGACCGAGCCCAACGAGGAGTTCCGGATTGACCCGGAGGAATATGCCGCGGCGGAAGACATCGGCGAAGTAATCGGCATCGTCCATTCGCACCCGGACGCAACCAGCCGGCCTTCACCGCGCGACTTGGCCATGTGCGAAGCAACCGCGATGCCGTGGCACATCCTGAGTTGGCCAGAGGGTGATTTGCGCACAGTCATGCCTTTCGGCGAGACGCCTTTGCTCAAGCGCACATTCGTGCATGGTGCCTGGGACTGCTGGCAGATCTGCGCTGATTGGTACAAGCGCGAGTGGGGGCTTGAGTTCGAAGCCTTTAAGCGCACCGACGGCTGGTGGGAGAGCACCGACAACGCCAGTTTGTACGAGGCGAATTACGAGGCTGCCGGCTTCTACCGGGTCGACCAGCCACAGCGCGGCGACATGATTGTGATG